GGCAGAAGCTGAAGCCCTCCGCGACTCAGCAGCCATCGAAGGCTAGCCGAACACTTTGAAAAGTTAGAAGAGTTCACCGCTGCGCCGATCAATTTCGTGAGGTCACGAAAATGGTCTGGCGTGGCACATCCGGCAGGAGATTGACTCATGGGAGACTTGGTTACAGGTGACGGCTACAGAGCGCGCATGACATGCGGCGACTGTCCCGTCCAGATCGAAGGTGAGGTAGACGGCCACGCGCTCTACTTCAGGGCGCGCGGCGGTATCTGGTCCGTTGGCATTTCGCGCGACAAGCTCAGCGAAGAACAAAAGGCCGACGTGTTCTCGCTATTCGTTCCGCCGGACACGCACCCGATCGCACAGGCGATTGATGGCCCGTATCAGTACGCTGACAGCGGCGTGCGCGACGACCACATGGATCATGAGCTGGCGTGGAAGATGGTGCTCGGTGCTATAGCTGAGTTCCGCAACCCGACCCAGGATGAGGACTATCCATGAGCGGCCAGGAAAAAGCAGGTAGGTGGACGCCGTATGTTGTGCCAGCGCACGCAGTAACATCGAGCGGAGAGAGTCTTGCGGGAGAGACTTTGCCAGCGCCAATATATCCGCCGATGGATGCAGGTTCTGGCTATCGCTGGGCTTTGGTGTCAACGGTCTGGCAAGTGATAAGAGCGCAAATACAGCCAGGTTACGCCGAAGGCATGGCGATGATTGTGCCAACTGGTCAATGGGTCTGGACCTGGGAACGTAGGCGGATTTTGTAATGGCCTGCCCTCAATGCGAGCTTGGTGGTCTGCGCTGCGATGACGCTATGCTGTCAGTGCGCTATCACGAGCTGGCCACGCCAGAGAAAGCAGCCAGCAGCCGCAAGGGGCCGTATGCGTTTCACGAGACCGGCACTTATGACCGCTCGATGTCGCACGCACGGGCTTGGGAGATCGTCGCGCAAGCCATCACACTGTTTAGAGTAGTATAACCTGATTTTGAAAGCATGTGGTTATTATGGGTGCCGATTATATAGTTGAAACTAGCGCGACCGAATTAGATGACGCCGCGTCTGACGCATTATTCGCTAAGAAACAAAGACAAAAGCTATTCACAAACAGTACTGGAATAAAGTTATCCTCTGTAGCTAAGATGATGTGTAACGGAGTGGCGTTGTTTGCCTCGTTGTCAGACACTAAATTGCTTATATGTAGAGGGTATATAGTGTTTCCCAAAGAAACAATGTTCATGGAACATTGGTGGACACAGTTAGGAAATGACGGTGCGATCTTTGACCCATTAACAGATCTAATGTTTGGAAGTACCAAACTAGATAGACTTGCTATTGATAAATTAGAGCCTAAATCATTTGAGTCGGTTGGCTCATTTGATTGCAATGAGATGGTTGGAGTATGTTCCCGTCGAGCAAAGAACCTTCCCGATTGCGAATGGTGCGTGGCTAGGTATAGCATTGAACAACAAGGACCATATAAGGCGTATGAGCTAGCATTTGGTCTAATTAAACCACATTGTATAACGGATGCACGAGATGCACACCATAAGCACGAGGCGGCAAAACAAAAACGCTACGACGAACAATATGAACGCATTCGATGGTCGATGTCTACAAGGCAATGGTGGTGCGATTTACAAGCGCTGAACAAACAAAAGCAGTGGTATGAAACAGCATGCCATAATAGTGATGTGCGAGATATGTCAATAAAGGTAGTTGCGGATAGAATTGACGAATTAACAGAGATTAGTGATGCGGAATCCAGAAAGGAGGCATCCAATGAATCACCGTAACCGACTAGGCCACCGCATGAGCGCCGCCACGATTCTTGCCTTGCTGTCACCAGCGCTTATGGCTGACAGCGTTGCGCATGCCGACGTGCCAACGCCAGAACCAGAGACGCCACCGCAGACCATCGCGGTGGAGCCTCCATCAGTAACCGAGCGCTACACTATGCACGTCTGGGACCATGCCAACGGTAAGAAGCCTGAGTCCTACCCAGTGAACGTGTCCAAGTTGACCGCCACGCCATCGCAGCCGCTAGCGTACCCAGAGCGCGAAGGCATCATTGGCAACCAACCCGCGATCATCATTCCCATCCAGCCCTACTCATGCGCGCCACCAGCCTACGAGATGACCACCCTAGTGCCACGTAGGCGCAGAGGCCGCACTCCATGGCGCAAGGCCCAACGCGGCTGGTAGGCATCATTTCTCTGTTGCAATCCCCGCTCGGCTAGTACACTCATCGCGTTTATCACTGCGGCATATGCGGCCCTCGCGGCTGCAAAGAGGAGCACATCCATGTCCACACACACGGTTAAGTGGGACGACGAGCGATCGTCAATCGTCTTACTTGAGGGCCTAACTGCCACCACTGGCGGCGATGGGAATAGCGGCGGGCCGACGGTCGGATTCTGGGACCCAAGCCAAAAGCCACAGATCGCCAGCTCGGAAGATGATGAGTTCGAGGGCGCGGACCTTGACGAGTCCTGGATTAAGACCGGAACCTGGGAGCTGGGCGGTGTAGCGCGCGGTGACTCGTTCACCACGCCAGCTGATACCACCCGCTACGACGTGAACACCAGCCGCAAGAGCCACTTGGTCATGCAGGGCGTTAGCGACCCGCTGCAGACTATCGGCCAAGGCATCCGGCGAGTGCTCAAAGCTGAGAACCTGGATGCAGGCAGCTCGCCAGCCAATTGGCAGATGGTTTGGTCCTTTGTCCGTGAAGTGGATGTATCGAGCATCCCTGTCACGGACAATGACGGCATCGCTCTGATTCTGATGGGCGACAAGACCAACGTGGATGAGCTGGACTTCACGAAGTTTGTCGGGTTTTCGGTCGTAACCGATTACACGAACGCCGACCTGCCAGTGAAAGTGCAGATGGTCTGGGCCTATCCTCCCGATGACCTGACGGCAGTGGGTAGCCCGCTTCTACTGCCAGCCATCCCCTCGTTTGATGCGCTGGAAATTCACAAAGTCGGCACGGAGTACCGCGGCTACTGCGTCAAGGGCGGGAATCGTGTCGAGCTGGGCGTGATTGATCTGCCGGGCCTCGACCCGCAAGTCTACGGCTTGTGGAACATCGTCAGTGATACGCCAAACCCCCTCATCTTCATCGACTACGTGCGGCACTCTTTCGTTGCTGCGAAGGCGGACTAAGCCATGAAAAAGTACAACCTAGGAACGGCTGCGATCTCGCTGGGTATGCTACTGGCACCCGCAGTCGAGTATCGCTCACCTGGAGCTGGTGCCATTGTTCCCAAGGGCGATGCAGCCGTGGCGCTCACTTCGGCGCAACTGCCAAACCCACTGCCCGGCTCACGATGGCGCGTGCGCATCACTGTCGCAGCCATGGGCAAGGCGACCAAGTTCCAGCTGCGCTACAAGTCCTACGCTGGCCCGCTAACCAGCCGAGAGGAGATCAGCATTCCAGCTGGCGGCGGCTCCATTGTGAGCAACGCGGCGTGCGCATCCATCGTCAGCGTCACGCCTGATGTGAACCCGGAAGCTGAGTACCGCGTCGAGTACGAGCTTATCGGCGTCAAGCGCGCGGGTGACAATGAGGCCGTGCTCGCTGGTGTGTCCACCAGCGAAGCCAGCGTGCCGAAAAACTCCGCCGTTGAGTTTGCAGATGGCGGCAATGTGGAAGCGCTGATTGACCCCATGGTAGCGCTGGTAGTCGGTAAAGAGATGGTAGCAGGCGCTGCGGGTATTGCGTGCCCGCGCGTTATGGGTGACACTGGCGCAATCGTCGGGCTCAACCAGAGCGCTAGCCCGATTGCGCGTAGCGGTGAGTCGTACTCCCAGCTAAGCGTTGCAATCAGAGAGCCAGCCTAACCCTCACACTTCGGAGCTTGTAAGCATGTACACCCTACCAGTAACGAACACGCCGCCAATCCTGGCTGCTACTGCCGTTCGCTTGCTCAAAGAGCTGGCCGACAATATGAAGCGCAATGGTCAAGCTCTGCATGACGCAGTAGTTGATCTTCCTTTCACGTATAGCAATCCGCTTCTGGGCGATGCCGTCAATCAGGTGCCGTCTGACTTTGTAGCGGCCACCACTCACGCGGAAGCCATCACCAAGGCCAATGCGCTGCGCCCGTACATCTTGGCGCACTTCGGAGATGGAACCTATGCTCACAAGGTCGCCGACGCATCCAATGCGGCGCTCATCACCGCGCCAGATGCCACCGATGTGCCAACGCTCTCGACCTTGCTCGACCAGTACCGCACCGCGCTCAACCAGCACTTTGCCAATGATGCCGCGCACAACCGCATCATCTTGACCACCGCGATCATGACGGTGCCCGTTGACTCTGTGACCAACATCGCCGTGCTCAATGCAATTCTGCGCAACTACGAAGGCCACGTCCGCAGCTCGGCCACCTCGCTGACCATCGAAAACATCTAACCTGGGATCGGTGTCGTCACATGGCTGTCACGATTAATAAATTGCGCATCGGCCTCGGGCATGGGCTGGCATATGGCGACACCGCTGCCATCGACGGACTGCTCAGCTACGAGATGTTCCGCGTCACCTACGAGTTCCAGCGGCCCGAGCAACCAAGCCGCGTTGTTCCGTGTCGCGCGCTGAAGCTGGTCTATCAGCCACCGGGCGCTTCTGGCCCGCTGCAAGATACGCCTACCATCTACGACTTCTACGCCAAGTCGAGCCAGAAACGATACACCGTTTGGCTTGAGCACATCGTCAACGGCGTATCGGTCAAGGTCGGCTACAACATGCTGACGCTCAGCTGTAAGCGCAAAGTATCGGGCGCTGACATTGAGCAGCTGGAGGTCGAGCTGGGGCTAGACCAGGAAGAGCTAGCCAAGGTGAATCTGCTTGAGATGGAAGCCTCCTAGTCATGGACATTTCCGCCTACTTCTCGAACAAGTCAGAGGATGAGCGCAAGATGCTCGTTCTTCTTCGCCACACCCGCATGGGCTACGAAGAAGAGCGCATCCTGCACAACTTCCTTCTGGATGCCTACGTGGGCGGCGGCGGCTTTCAAAATGGACTAATCCCAGCACCTGACGCCCCGTTCTGGGGCCGTCGGGCGTATGAGCGTGGGCGGTCCATCTGGCTAGAGACTCGCGGCGACTACATGCGCACGAGCACAGAGAAGCCACGGCGGGCGCAGCAGTCAGCAAGCAGCTACTTGGTGGCGTTTAGCGGTGAAGACCAAGACGCCTACCGCGACAGAATCATGTGCGCGAGCTACCATAATCCCGTCGAGAAGATTGTGCGTGTCACGAACTCGCTCCTCTTCCAGCAAGAACCACAGCGGCAGAATCTCCCGCTTGCTCTTTCCAAGTGGCTGGATGCAGCGGACTCGCGGCAGCGCTCGATGTCGCACTCGATGCGCAACACTGCGCTACGCACACAGATCTTTGGCTGGTCTGGCGTGCTGGTGGACTCCCCATCAGAGGAGCAGAGCACAGAGCCAAGCCATGACCTGTTTGGCGAAGAGCGTCTGCCCTACATCGTCCCGCTGTGCCCGCAAGAGATCTTAGACTGGGACTTGGAGCCAAACGGCGAAGTGCTCGGCCTAAAGACCTCAACCATGCACGAGCACCCGCGCAAGTCGATGTTTGACGAGAAGCTATTTGAGGAGCACATCACCTACCTCTACCCAGACCGCTGGGAGAAGTACGTGATCCTAATGCCGCCACCGCGCATGTGCTCGGGTCAGGGCTACTTTGAGCCGGATGCTGGGCGCATTATCGCGGAGTCCAAGGGCATCAACTACCATGGCCGCGTTCCCGTAGAGTTTTGCTCATGGGATGAGGGCTTTGGTTCAGTCGCGTCGTCAGGATTGCCGCAGGTCTACAACATCGCAAAGGTTGCCTGGGACCTGTTTCAGCAGAACTCTGAGCTGAGAAATATCATGCGTGGGCAAACGTTCTCGCAGCTGATTGTGCCCAAGAAGGGCGTCGCCCCTGGTCAAACATCCACAGGTATCAGTAATTACCTGACGGAGGACGAGACACAGAAGGGCATCACGCGCTACATCACGCCAGATCCAGCAGCTGCAAGCGTCTACGAAAAACGCATGGAAGGCACGACCGAGATGCTGCATGCAATCTCAGGTCTAGACCTCAACTCGCGGCGCTACACCGAAACCGCTGAAGCGATGCGCATTCGATTCCAGCAGACTGCTAGCATGCTGCAGAACGCGGCGAAGAACCTGGAGCACTGCGAGCGCAATCTTATCGTCATGGCCGGGCGCGCGATGTCGTACAAAGACGCCGTACTGCAAGCTATTTCCGTGCAGCGCTCTAAGACGTTTGATGTAGACCGCTACTCGACGCAGATTGATGAAGCACTAAAGGCGCTGACAATCCCATGGGGACCAGAAGCCATCAAAGCAATCTGGAAGCGCACCATTCGCTCTGCTGTTTCCAACGCAACAGAAGCGGATATCGCGCGGCTTGACGCAGAGATCGACGAAACAGTTAGAACCTCGTATGATAGTATCCACGCAGCAGCGCTAGCTAGCGTCCCTGCTGCAGCACCCGCACAATAGGAGCCGTACCTCATGTCCACCAATACCCGAGATAAGAGCATTGGCGAGCAGCTAGTGCTTGCCGCTGGCCCCGCTAACTCGAAGCTGCTGTACGAGTTTCAGTCGGGCGGTTCCACTGGCGCGATTGCCACGCAGCCCAAGTTTATCTTTGGCCGCGCGCTCAATTCAACCGTGGCCGCGCTGCTGACCAAGGGCATGTTTGTTGTGCTCGCAGGGTTTGCCGCTCCCGCCATTGATGAGCAGAACGAGAGCGCGCTTTTCGACGTGGCTCCGGCTGGCACCAAGCCCGACTACGTGATCGAAGAGCAGAACGGCATGCAGCTTGTGCTGCGCGAAGTCGAAGGCGACATCGAGAAGGCCGCTGCCGTAGTTGGCGCTGACTACATCGTCGGCACCGATGGCCTTGCCGCAAAGGCTGGTGATACCAACTACCCTTCCGGGGCTACGACTCCATACGTAGTTGGTGTTGGGTTCCCGAACTCCCGCATCATGCTCGGCAAGGGCTCACGCGCTGGCGCAGCGAACCTGTCCAAGATCAGCCTAGTGGACAGCACCGCGATCACTGGCATCGCGTTTGCCGAGTTTGATAAGAAGGCCACGATTGACACGCGCGCCCTGCAAGCTGGCGACGGTCTTAGCCTGGTCGCTCTAATTGAGCTATCGGCCCCCGCGTACACCAAGTTCCAAGCGCGCGTCAAGATGGGCGGCACCGTGATCGCGACCTTTGCGGCCCTTGATCCTGTCAACGCTGGCGACACTATGTCGATCAAGCTCGACGCCTTTGTCGTGACCCCAGGCGACCCAGGCGCGGTCAAGGTTATGGCCACGGCATCCCTGAAGGGTGACACTGCCGTTGTGTCCTCGGATGCGAACTCCGCTGCCAACATTGCAGTGGACCTGTCGAGCGACCTTACCGACATCACGATCGAAGGTCTGTTTGATGTGGCCGGTGCCAACAGCGCCAAGCTGACGCTGCTTCGCGTGCGTCCGCATAGTGGCGGCGAGTCCGCGTAGTTCATTCGGCGCAAGCGTTTAGATAAAACCCGGTAGGAGAAAACGAACCATGTACCAGAAACTATTTGCAGGACTACTCCCCGCCCTCGGTCTTTCGATGGGCACCATGTGCAGCATCATGGCCGAAGGCGCACCCGATGGCGCTACCGGTGGAGGTGCGGCTGCGCCACCAGCGCAACCAGCTGGAGGTGCATACGTGCCGATCGTTCCGCCGCCGGCACCTGTTGCTGCGAATCCTGCAGCTACACAGGGTGCTCCAGTGCCATCTGCTACGCCGCAACCACAGGCGCAGTTTGTGACACATGAGGAGTACAAAAAGGCGCAGCTTGAGCAGCAAGAGTTCATCGAAAACACGATGAAGAAATTGTTGCAGAGCGTCACTGCGCAACAGGGCCAGCCCGCGCCACAGGTTACGCAGCAGACCACCGCTGCGCCAGCCCCAGCCGCGCCTCCGGTTCCACCGCAGCCGCCTGCGCCGTCTCCCGCGCCAGTCCAGCAGCCAGCGCAGCAGCTGCAGCAAGATCCGGCGTTTTTGAACATGAAGTCCCAGCTGGAAGAGACGCAAGCTCAGCAGCGCAAGTACAGCGAAGAGCTGGCGAAAATGAAGGCCGAGAAGGAAGCTGCCGAAGAGAAGGCCCGCCTTGTCGATACGCAGATTGCGGTGCGCAAGGCACTGGAAGGCAACCAGCTGTACAAGCTCACCAATGAAGCGGTGTCGGCTGCAGCTGAAGTGCTCATGCTCAAAGGGCTCATCTGTCGCGGCAAGGACGGGAACCTGTATGTAGATCTCGGACTCGACGACAAGCAGCAGAAGAAGTACGAGCCGCTAGACAAAGGCGTTACCTCTTGGCTGGAAACGCAGGACGCGCGCGTGTATCGCCAAGCCGTGCCAGCTGGGATGGGATTCCAGGGCAGCAGTGCAAACGGCATCCCGCACAGCTTCCCGCAGGGCGCAGCCAATGCACGGCCACAGACGTTCACGCAGGGCAATTTTATCGCAGCTGCCTCTAAAGAATTGATGCAGGGGCACTAGCCGAAAGTCAGTTAACCACGCGGGTTGATCTCGACTCGCCTTGATAAGAAAAGGGGCGCAAGCCCCAAGATACAGGAGCCCAACTCATGTCCATTTTTCACACCCATGTCGATGCGTGGGCGCAGACCGAGGCGATGTTTAATAAGCAGGTCTTCGCGAACTCGTTTCGGGCCAACCAGCTCGTCCAGATGATGAGTTTCGACTCCATCACTGACGGCTCGAACAGCAAGTCCTACTTCCGTCGGGCGCACGGCGAGTTTACGAACATTCGCTACATCAGCCCCGGCTCGTCGATCACGCTGACTCCAGACCCGAAGATCGTCGAGATTCGCTCGTTCCTTCGCAATGCGGTGGAGCAGCCTGGCATGCCTTCCACGCTGCGCGACGGCTACACCAACGGCCCGCAGCGTCAGCCAGATCCGCTGATGGCCAAGGTCATGATTGTTCAGCAGGAAATGGCGCGCGGCGCGTGGGCGACTGCGATCACTGGTCGCTACACCGACAGCTGTACCATCTCCCCAGATGGAAGCCTGACTGCGGCGTTTGTCTCGGGGACCATCTACCCGAGTGCGTACAATGATGACATCAACGGGCGCGGTCGCCTGAAGTTCGACTTCGGCACCAAGAAAGCTGCCTACTCCGCTCCTGGTGATCCTGATTATGGCGCAGAGAGCGCGGCGCTGACTCCTGGTGACGTGATCACGCTGCGCTCCGCTCACAAGGATGCGTACATCACCTTCACCGTTGGTGTGCTGCCAGCGTCCAACGCGCAAGCCGAGTTGATTTTCGGCTCGACCAACAAGCAGCCAGACGGTCTGATTGCGCTGATGGAAGCGTCTCAGAAGTCCACCTTTGGCGTTCCTACAGCGGTCACGTTTGACCACCTGGAAGCGCTGAAAGACAAGCTGCATGGAGCGTACCGCAACAACCGCATGACGGTCTTCATCATGGACCCCGCGCAGAAGCGTCGCTTGTCGTCGCTGAATCGCTCCATGGGCAACAGCAACTTGGAGACGGCGCAAGTCTGGTCGATGCTGGCCAACGTGCCAGAGGATTTGAAGTCGCTAGCGCTGGACAAGATCGAGTTCTTCCAGGGCCACGCACTGCTGAGTGTTGACGACCTCCCAACGCAGGTCATCTTGGGCAAGGCCACCAAGCCGATCATTGCGGTCTGTTTGGACCCGATGGTTTCGGAAGGCCCAGGCGTTGACCATGGCGGGTTCTACGGACTTCTGCGCGGCATGCCCGGCGAGAATGTCGCTCGCCAGTTTGGCTTTGGCTGGAAGCTGAAGTACATGGGTGAGAAGTACGACGCCGACCAAGTGTCGGTCCGTATCTGTTTGGATCACGGATGGGCGCTCGGTTCCAGTGGCGCTGCTGCAATGCAGAGCGGCTTCGCTGACTAAGCCCTAGAAGCTGGGGTGGATTTGCTGATAAGCTCGCAGCATGTCCACTCCGGCAGTGACCCCTCCCTACATCGCGCTTCATTTGGTTGACTCCAACCAAATGATCTCCGTCGACAGAATCCAAGACCCAGTACGCATGCAGCGAATCAACACCAAGGGCATACACTTCTCGGGGTATCAGCTCCCTGGTGTGGCCATTGATGGCAATCCGATGCAGCTAACCAACGTGGTTCCCAAGGAAGTGGCCGAGCGCTATTTCCGAGGACAGCCGATGTACTGGGACATCATCCAGGTCGATGCGTCGGGGATGCCGGTAGACCGCAAGATGTGCATTGAGTTTCTGGCCTGGCTCGATAAGCGCTATCCAGGGCACAGCTTTGCTGACCTATATGCAGACTACTTGGCAGCCACAGACCCAGCGCCTAAGCAGATGCCAGAGGAAGATCCACCGGTTGCGGAAAAGCCCAAGCTGCCAAAGGGACCACGCCGCGAACGCCAGCAAGTAGGGGACTCGCCATGATGGATATTTCAGCCGACGGCGACACCTGGGGAAGCCTGGAAGAACTTGCAGAGCGCGAGCTGCCAGCGGCTATCGAAGACGAGATCGTGCAGCTGATGGATGAAGGTGCGCAGCGCGCCAAAGCGGCCCCATTCTTGGACGATACCGGCGAGACGCGGCAAAGCATCCAGGGCGGAATCTTCTCGCAACCCGAGGGCGGCGAAAAGTCATGGATCGGATTCATTCGCGCGGAGTCGGTGGCCGCTGGGTTTCTGGAGTACGGCACCAAGCCCCACGAGATCCGTCCCAAGAATGCGCGCAAGCTGGCGTTTCAGGGTCCTGCGGGTCTAGTGTTCGCCTCAAAAGTAAATCACCCAGGCACGCGAGCGTTGCAGTTTATTAGCGGCGCTCTTACCGAGGACGAGTTCGTGACGCGCATATCGAGGCGATTTGAGAAGGTCATGGGTACATCGTAATGGCTACCGGACGCATACCGTGCAATGAGCAGGACTTGCTGGCCTGTTATGCAAACGCATACAACCTTGTGCCGACTTGGCAGAAGGATAAGCGCCAGCAGTTTCTCGTGATGGCCGCAGCGATCACCGACATCTACGCAAAGCCAGAAGTGTACGACCCTTGGTTCGCAAAAGCCGAGCGGCAGATCGCGCGCGACCTGCTGAAGTTGTCGACACCGGTAAGGCTTGAGGACTTCGCCAGCCTTGCGGACCTCTCAGAGCTAAAGGCGTTCAAGACGCTAGAGCTGCTATTCCGCACGAACTACAAAGACCCAACGGACAAGTTTGCAGCCGATGCGCTCTACTACAACTCGCAGTACCTAAACGAGCTGGAAGCCCTGCCTATCATCACACTGGAAGGCGCGAATGTGAGCGGCGGCGGCGGCCTGTCGAGGCGCTCATGAATCGCGCTACGCCAGCTGCAGACCTCACTATCTCGCCGCGCATCGTACTCGATTACCAGATCGAGGCGCTGGCCGCGATCATTCTGCGCCACCTCGGGGAAGGCTACATCGCTCCGATCCAGCCCAAGATCTGCGAAGGCTGGGTAGCGGACTTTAAGCGCACCTACGACAACCCGCAGACTAGGCCGATTCAGACGCTGTTTCGTGCCGACCCCATGAAAGGCAAAAACTTTGACGCCGTGAAAGAGGGCGAAGCATCGTGGCCTCTCTTTGCCATCTGGCGGTCAAAGAACGTGCGCAGACCGCACACCGCTGGCGTCGATAAAAACACCATGACGGTCAAGTTTATGTGGGTGCTGCCACCGCACTCTGAGACTGAGCGGATATGGCCGCTGCTGCAGCAGTTCGATGAGCACCTGCGGCGAGTGCTGACAAACACGTTTCGATGCGTTGATGACCGGCGGATTCTAGATGCCGCGCTGCTGCGAGACTTCGCGCAAGGCTGGCAAGGCTACGAAACCGAGATGGGCTACATGGGGCCAAGCCAGCAGATGATCTACCCGTGTCTAGCTGGTAGCTTCCAGGCCGAACAATTTTGGGAGCGCACCGTAGTCAATCTCGGCATGGACCTCCCCGCATTCCACCATGCGTATTTTGAGTACTTGCTGCGCCACCGGCTCGAATCGGGTAGCATCGACGACGCGCGGCTCAATCCAGAGCTTGCATCCCGTAGTGGCCTAGTGCCACCAGACCGAGGAGCCATCACCACATGAAGACGATCAAAGTCAAAGCAGTGCCCGAGCGGCTGCTGATTGACATCCAGCGAAGCACGGCAAGGAATCGCCACTACGTAGGCTTGCGCGAATGCAATCGCGGCCCGGATGGCAGCCACATCGAAGAGGCATCGCGCGTGCTTCCAGGTGCCCCAGGTATCAGCATAGATGGCAAGGGGAACTACGTCGCGCAGTCCTCCGACTTGTTCGTGTCTGGCTTCCCGGTTCACCTGACCAACCTAGATGCCAATGGGCAGGAGCTGGTCGTCGAGGTTCCGATCGAAGGTGGGATCGGTCAGTACTTTCGTACCGCGCTTGCCGATGGAGACATCGTAGCGGCGTAAATCATTTACCCAGAGGAGCGAATCAATGTCCATCTCGCCCGCCAACAAACGCCCGGCGATGTTTCTGTCGGTCCAGTTTGGCAAGGGTCCACAAAGCTCCGGTGCGGCACCGCGCAATATCGTGCTCACCGGCTATGCAAAAAAAGTAGGCAGTGGCGTTGCGACCATTGCCGATAACACGCTGTTTGGCCCTATCGTCTCCGAGGATGACGCGGCTGCGCAGTGGGGCTACGGCAGTGAAATGCACCTCGGAGTCCGTGAGGCTTTCGAGGAAAATCAGGATGTCACACTGTGGGGCGTCAGCTACCCGGAAGCTGTGGGCGGCAACTACGCAGAGCAGACGCTGACTGTCACCAATGCGTCCGTGCTTGGCGGCTCGCTACTCATTCAGATCCAAGGCTATCTGCGCTTGGTCGAAGTGCCTATCTCGGCTGGCATGTCCGCCAATGATCAAGCGACGGCCATCTACAACGAGATGGTAAAGATCCGCGACCTGCCCGTGTACTGCCCGACGGTGCCCGTAGCCAATACGGTGCTGTTTCGGTGGAATCACAAGGGCGCACGCGGCAACGTGTTTTCGCCACGGCTGGAAGTGTCCGGCATCACTGGCAGCACGTATGCCTTTGCTGTTACGACTGTCGGAACCACGGACTCTGACCCGTCCACCGCGCTCGATGCGCTGGCCTCTTTTGGCTGCAAGATCATCGTCTGCCCTGACAACTCCGCGAGCTTGTCGGTCGGTGTGCCGCGCTGGGTGCAGTACGCCAATGACCGCGCAGATCCGCTCATCGGGTTCCGTGGAATCATCGTGGCTGGCCACACTGGCTCGCTCGGTACGGCGACCGTTGTATCGACGGCTTGCAACGCTCACCGCGCCACGATCGCATGGTGCAAGAGCGCAGAGATTCAGCCCTATGCGCTGGCGGCTCGGTATGCGGTCTTCATCATCAAAGGCACTGACGAGGACATCGCCGCGAACATCGCCGGTAAGGAGTGGGCGAACTTCCGTGGGCCGGTGCTCAACAGCAACCGCATCACCAACGCGGAAGAGACTGCAGCGCTCAATGTCGGCCTGACGCCGATCAAGACGTTCCCGACGCAGACCACTGTGGGCAAGATCAGCCGTCCCATCACTACGCGGTTTCAGACCGTGGACGGCAACCCAGACTATGCGTGTCTGGGCCTGCAATGCGTGCTTGTGCCAGACGACATTGCCGACGAGCTAGAGCTAAACGTCCCGATCCATTTCGAGGGCTACAAGCTCGCTGACTCCGACCCGAACGAGCCGAATCAAGACGGCATCCCGAACGTGCTCACGCCGGACCTGTTCGATGACTTTCTATTCGAGCGGCTGCGCGAGCGTGGAGCCAAGGGCCAGCTGGTTAACGTCGAGACGATCATCGCGTCGGGCGCTATCAAGTCCAAGATCCACCCGAAAAACTCGGACCGGCTGCTGACGCCAAACATCCCGCTGCAAGTTATCGGGCACTTCCTGCAGTGGGAAGCGGTATTCAAACAAGTCACCAGGGCATAGAGGAGACATAAACCATGCCAAATCAACCACAGCCACTGGTGACGTTTGCTGCGCAGATGCAGGTCCACATGGCAATCCGTGGATCGCGCGTGCAGTACTTGGCCGACTTAAACACGGTCGAGATCAAGACTGCCAACGGCGCGCAGCCGGTGTTCACTTTCGGCGCCGACAATCAGCGCGGCGGTCTAGCTGGAAACTCAGCAGGCCCCGTCACGAATATGGTGACGTTTCAGTCTGCACATCGCGTCGATGGCGGCGGCGATGTGGACTGGCTCGATATCATCCAAGAGGCCAAAAAGCTCACCCTGTATTTTTACTACAAGGGCGACACGTCCGGGCAGCGCTGGCGGCTTGAGGGCTTCCCGCAGAGCCTTGACCAAAAGGCGCAGCTGGCCAGCCCAAGCGCGGACTCGATTGTGATCATGTGCGGACGGGCTACCAAGGCGCGCTAGGCCCAAGACATCAGGCAGGAGTAGGCGATGAAGATCAAAACAGCACCAACCAAAGCAGCAGCATCCGAAGACCGGCGAGAGCTTGCACAGGGCATGCGCAAAGAGCTGGCCAAAGAGCGCACCGAGTCCTCAGCTATCGAGGCGCTAAAGCTGGGAGCGCAGCGCTACGAGTGGTTCCCATGGCCAGACTGCCCGCAGCAGACGTGGGTTCCGATTCGCACCTGCACCATCCCAGAGATCGCAGACGCAGAGATCCGAGCGCACAAGCGATGCGAGCTCGCAGGCAGACCGGGTGACGATGACATCTACACACGCGAGTACCGGCTGCATCTGCTGAGCTGCGCGATTCTGGATGGCTACGCCACAGAAACGGGCCTTGCATCGGATGGGACCATCCAGCTCGACAAGCACCTAAACGATGTCGATGGTCAGATGTTCTCTGATGCACGCCACCTGGAAACATCGCTCAGCGGCCAAGCTGCATTCGATACGCTCTACTCAGCCTATCTGACGGTATCGCGGACATCGGCACCGCTAAGCACGCTGCAGATGCTTGGGCAGGAAAAGAAGTACCTGGAGCTGCTGCAAGCCTTAAAAAAAAAGCCCGGTCCGATAGATTGGACCGAGTTCTCAGCAGCGGAGCTAATGGGATTTGCGACTTTTTTGGTCGATGCCTTTCCCTTCCCAGGCGGAGATTCCCCGGCCTAACCTACGACCAAGTGTCGTACTGGGACATGCTCAGGCTTGCGCCCGATGATCCCTACCTAGCATCCACCGAAGAGACGCAGCAGGCCGCGTACAAGACTGACTTCAGGCCCGCATCTTGGCGACCATTTAGCCCGCACCCATCTGAAAGCCCACAGGAATAAACCACCATGGCGACGGTAGAGGTACGCTTTAAGGTCCGCGACTCAGGCGAGTTTAAGAAGAAAATCGCTGAGGACAAAAAAGAGGCGGAAGGACTAATCGACAAGATCAAGCAAGCTGGCACTGCTGCCGGTTCTACGCTGCTGCTTTCGCTCAAAGAAGCGCGCACGGTAATGAACACGCTAGGCGGCGACACAAAGCAGTTTGAGTCCGCTATGGTCAAAGCTGGCGTGCCGATGCGCGACGCCAAGCTGATAGCGTCTCAGCTCAACAAAGAGCTGAATGCTTCGCGCAAGGAAGTGCTTGGCATTGCTAGCGGCTCCGACAAGCTGGCCGGTGCCATGAAGCTGGCGGCGTTTGGCGCGCAAGCTATGCACCAAGCCTTTGCCAAAGCAGAAGAGAAGCTGCAGGCGATTATCAAGCTCGGCAAGGTGAAGGGCCTAGAAGAGAGCACCGCCGATGCTATGGAGCTGCAGAAAAAGTATGACCAGCTGCAGCGAAGCATGGTTCTTACGAATGACCCTACGAAGTTTGCACAGGTGCGGAAGAACATCGAAGAGGCGTCCATCCTGCACAACACGCCGCAGGCCCAGCTCGTGCAGGCTGTGGCACTAGCGCAAGAGACGAAATCTGCAGGATTAGAGCTTGCCTACAATGACAAAGGGGCGCTGCTCAATCGGCTGGCCAAAGCTGCCTATGCTCAGGACATCGCGCCAGAAGAGTACGGCCAATTCGTCAACAGCCAAGTGGTGTCAATGCGCGACTTGGGGCTAAAGACCAGCTCAGAGCTTGAGCAAAAGCTGGCTATCACGCGCGCGGGCGAGCAAGAGGGCGCACTGAAGGCGCGCGACATTGACCTCAAAGGCGGCACGTTTATCGCGCAGTTTATGGCAATGCGTAAGACGACTGGCCTGCAGGGATTCCGAGAGGGACAGGCGATTCTGCAGGCTATCGCAGACGCGCCCGGTGTGTCAGGAAATGCGGACAAAACGGTCAACCTTGCTGAAAACCTGATGGGCAAGTTTGGCGACGATAAAACAAACGAGCGCCTGAAGGCCGCAACCGGCGTTTCAATGGTCGACAAGAAAGGCTATCTTCGCGACCCTGAGAAATTCCTGGCAGAGCTAGCGGTGTCTCAGAAGGGCGGCAAGCTCAAGATCCCTGCAACCGATGCAGACTTGATCGCCGCTGAAAACGATCCAAAGAAGGCGTCGGAGTACAAAGTCTTCTATGACGTTTGGCGCGACAAGCAAGCGCGCGAGGGCATCCAGGCTCTCATGCGAGGGCGCGAGAAATTTCGCCAGCTGCGCGACGTAAGCGCTTCAGCTGGCCGCGACATCCTAGAGAGCAACTACGAGCACCGAACGCGCACGCAAGAGGGCGAGCTGCAGTCGCAGCAGATGCGCGACGAGCTGACGCACTCACGCAAGCTGGCCGAGAAGTTCTCGTACATCAGCAACGTCTCAAACGTCGTAGGCCGCGTGCGCGCCGAGTACCCAGGTCTGTCAACCGGCGTAGAGTTCGCAAGCGACGTGGCGGGAATCGCAGGCCCGAAAGCCAAGGCCGCTGTCATGATGGCTGGCGCGGGCGGCATCGCACTAGCTGGCGGCGCTAACATGAGTTCCCCACGTGAACAGATGGTTGCTACCGAGCGCGAGCAATCACGCAAGACCGCAGAGGAACGGCGCAATCAACTGGCGGCTAGCGAGAAAAAGCTCGCGGAGCTGACAGCCAAAGCTCAAGAGATGGGCATCAATGTAAACGTAAACGTCCAAGTCGCCGACGGTCTATCAGCCAAAGTCACCAGCGAAGCCAAGAAAACGTCCAAGGCCGCAGAATCTGGCACTCGACAGAACAAACGGGCTGGGCAAAACTAACCCCCATGACATTTTTGTTAGCGGCAGTAATGCAGGACATCCCGGTAGTCGGGGACGTGATCGAAAAAGTCGCGTCATGGAAGAATCTAGGCGCTGCCGCTGGCGTCGTAGTGATTATCTTAGGTTTGGACTGGCTAAGGCGTAGAGGTCCAGACC